CCTTCTGCCTTCCCCATAATTGCGCCAAATTTCTCAACTGCCAATCTAGCTGCACCTCCGGCGTGATTGCCGTTCATGTTGCTTCCAAAAACGAATATTTGATTTTCTTTCAGTTCCTGAATATTCTCAGGTGTTAATTCTCTTTTCATGATTCCTGTTTGTTTCTTAATTTGATTAATCCTTTTTTCTCACATTCCATTAAGAGAGGCATATCATCATCACTAATCCTGCATCTTGTCTCCCGATTGACCGACATGTAACGCGGAAGATTAAACCTGTCAACTATCGCCTTAATCGCTTCCCTGTTCCCGGTCTGCCAATAGATCGTCACTGCTGATGACCTGTTACCTGTACACTCCATGCTCTTACGTCATTATACCATTTACCCTGGTGTTCTCTTGCCGTAACGTTAAACTTCACCGTCACATCATCACCAATCGACAGGGGAGTGCTAATCGGTCCATCAGAACTGAATATTGAGAACTTCATATTCTTTCCGTATTGGAACATCTCCGTGACGATATACTCATGGCATTCCCAATCCTTACCATCCTTCACACCTGTTCTCTTTCCCAAGTCTGCCGTAATTCTTCCTTTTATTTCGCAATTCATTTTTATCCTCCTTATTTTTTTACTGCCTTCTTAAGTCGTCCCGACTACCCTTCGGGCAGTATAGGACAAGTTGCCGTAAATTGTTAATTTTATATCTTTTTATTCGTAATCAATTGATTTCCAATATTTTATATCCGCACCTTATGGTGCTTTTTGTAAATCATGTAAAATATTGATTATCAATTAGTTATCTTCTTTTCTTAATTGGTGCAATCGACCCTGATTGGAATCCCGCAAGCAATTTTTCCTTGAATTCTGCTTCAAGCGGACCTATCTCTTCGATATACTTATCCTTTTCTTTGTGCCAGTTGTTGGCAAACACGCGGATGGTTTCCCATTGCTTCTTCGTCAACTTCCCTGCTTGGAACAACGCCTTATATCTCTCCTTATATCGAGTGACGCCAATCCTCTGAATTTCCCTGGCTTTATCCAGTTGGGACAGCTTTACACCCTTTGTCGGCTGTAATTCCCTGACGAACTGCATCTCCGACCAATCCTTGTAAAAAATCCGTCCGATTTTGTTCAGGGACGCATTATCAAGGAGTTCCGCCAACGGTATTGATTGGTGTTTATACACGGTCTCGATACGTAAGATATTGGCACCCACATTCCGTCCCTTTTCCCCGGCTTCAAAACTCTTGTCGTAGATCTTGAGCACCTTGCGGTAATACTTGCTCTTCTCCGTAGTTTTTTGCCGGAATTCCGGGTAATTGGCATCATTCCACAACACCCGGCCGGCGGCTTCCTCCACCTGTCTGATGTATGCATCTGCCGGCATGGACATCTTCATCGTCACCCCTATCTCATAGTATGTCACTATTACATTCTCTATCTTCGCACATAGCCTTAAGAGCAACTCATTAATTGTCCGTCCGGCATGGCCGAAGGTCATCGGGCGGCTGTTGTCCAGCTTGCCCGATTTCCCCCTGCTGTATAACTTGTGGATAGAACACTTACACTTTAATGTATCGCCCCGAATTTCGATGAAACAACCATCGAAATTCGCATAAGCCGTAGACTTGTAATAGATCTCATCGTCTTCGGTACACTGTTCCAGGTAGTTTTTAAGGACAATGGTATCTATATCGGCTGTGTCTATCTTTGCCTTGAAAATCATTTTGTCAAACATGATAAGCTCAAGTTTCTTTCTTTTAATATCTTCTTATATCTTGACCGATAAGCGGCAATCAATATCCGGTATTCTGCTTCGGAATACTTCACACAATCATTCTTTATTGATTCAAGCAACAATACCTTCTGTTCGCCATACTTTTTAATCAGCCCTCTTCGGTATCCCTGTATATTACCCTCGTCAAACCGGTTACAGCTTCTGCATTGAGCGTTGCAATTCATTTCGTTGTACCTTGTACTCATGTGCTGACGATTGATGTAATGACCACAGTCAGCTTGACTTATCGGCTTAATCAACCCGCATGAGATGCAACGGAATACGGTTGTCCCCGGTATCATATCGCGAAGCCTGATATATCGGGAAAACTCGGTGTCTGCGGTCCTCTTGAGAGATGCATTATTTGTTTTTTTGAGCATTTCTAAATCTATGTTTGATTATTTTTACAAATTGAGAGAGATTACGGAATCTGATTGCGTGACTATACCACTCTTCATTACTTGCCTTATAAGGATACTTTTCAGATTCCGGCACCCATTCCTTGTTTGCCAGCAGTGCAATGACAGCCAGGTATTCCTTACCGGCATTCCAGAATATTGCAAGGTCTCCGATTTCAGGAGGGGACTCGGTTTCCCCGGTCAAATCCAATACAAACTCCTTGTTATTGTTTTCAAACAAGATAACTATCTTGTCATTCTCCTGCTCCACGGATACTCGTGTGCATCCGGTAGGAATGGGTATTTCTCTTAATTTCATAATTATTTGCTTTAATGGTTCCCGGATAGGCAATCAAGCCACACCGGGATAAAATGAGTAACCTATATAGCATCCAGTTTGAATGCGTGGGCGGTACGAGACTTGAACTCGCGACCTATAGCTTTGCCGAAGAAAAAAAACTTAACTACCAATATCATGAAA